CGCCTGGATAACCTGTTCGGCTTCTCGACCATCGAGCAGTGCGTTTCGGTCTACAACCAGCTTCTTGCTGAGTATGGCCTGCCGGGCTTTACCCGCTGCACCCGCGTTGATCTTCGTGACGGTGCTTCCGGCTCCAAGTCCGGCGACCGTGTTGCAGACGGTGCCAAGATCGAGCGGATCGACTTGACCACGAACGTATCGGTAGGCGAGGGCAACGTGCTGGCCTATCTGCGCGGTGTTTCTTCCCAGCGCATCGGGCACAGCATCGGCTTTCTTTATCCCAATGGCCGAACTGTCACGTGGACCCCTAAGGGCAACGGCAAAGGCGGGCGCCTTCAGTACCGCAAGGGCTATGACAAAGCTTTCGAGCTTGATCAGAACCTCATTCCCAAGATTAAGCGCCTCTACGGCGATCAGTCCCCCGAGTTCCTTTATGTGCAGCGCGTCCGTGACTACTGCGCCCTTCACGGTGTGGTTCGGATGGAACAGGAACTGAAGAACGAATTTTTGCAGCGCGAATGCTTGGCCTATTGGGGCCTCTTTGACGAACGGCGTTTTGCCGAACTCCACGACGAGTTTTTACAGATTGATAGCAGATTGAAGGTTACCGCCATGGACATGATGACTATTGCAGACAAGCTGATCGAGGAGGGCGTTTGTAAGGGGCGTGCCTCTGCGAACGCCACTGCCGCCCATGCACACCTCTGGATGCACGGCCAGCCGCACAACGTCTCTCAGCGCGCTTTCGAGACCCACGCAGCTCGCCTCAACCGCATCGGCATCAACATCCGGAACGCCTGCGACACCAGCCGCTTCGCGCCTGTCTTCGTGCGTCAGGCCCGCGAGATCACCAAGTCCACCGTGCTGGCCATTCCGAGCTGGTATCAGCGCCCGAACCATCGGCAGGTGGCCGCATGATCGCCCCGACCGTTTCCCTGCTCGCAACCCTCGCTGGTGGCGCCATCGCGCTCTACCTTGTGCGCCTGGAGTTCCGCCCATGAGAACCGTCAGCTTCCAAGGCACCCAGCTCACCAGCGGCCAGCGCCGCCGCCTTCAAGAGCAACAGCAGGCCCGGCCATTCGTGAACCCGGTCCTTCAGCAGCAAGTAAACGAAACGCTGGCAGCCCTCGATGCTCGCCAGTCCCAGGGCATCAAGCCCGAACGCCAATGGTTCTTGGAACGCCAAGAGCGTGGCACTCCCTGCGTTGCCGACCTGTTCGGCTTTTAAGAGGCAATACCCATGGCTATGACTATCAAGATCGAAACCACCGGCAACTTCCGCACCGGTACCGCCGCCAAGTCCGGCAAACCCTACTGGATGGCCGAAGCCTTCGCGCACCTGCCGGGCGTCCCGTATCCGCAGAAGTTCAGCTACTACGCCGCCTTGCAGCAGGAAGTGCTGCCGGTCGGTCATTACGAGTGTGACGTTTCCTGCTCGATCAAGGATGACCGTATCCACTTCGAGGTGGACCCGCGCCAAGCCCGCCGCATCGCCAATCCCGCGCCCGCTGCTGTCGCGCCTGCCAAGGTTGCCGGTTGACCATGGCGCTCTGCGTAGAACTGGTCGGCTCGACCCTCACCGCCGTCGGTGAGTATTCCGACGCCTGCTCGGGCTACGCACTTATGACCGCGCAAGAGTTTGCCAGTACGCCAACGTTGGCGGCGCTCTTCGCAGTACCGGAACCAGAGACTGTCCAGACCGCTTTCGCTGCTGGGCTAACTCTGCCGCTAATGCTCTGGCTTTCCGCCTGGGCGTTCGGTGTTGTAGTGAGTTACATCAACTCACGCACCGATGACACTGTAATCAACGAGGAGTAACAAACATGGACTTTTCCGCAATCGTATCCGCTGTCGATGCAACCACCATTGTGGCCGCAATTGCTGCCATCGCTGCCATCAAGGTTCTTCCCGGCGTCGCTAAATGGGGCTTCAACAAGGTCATCGGCTGGTTCCGTTAAGAACTACGCCGCCGCCTCGCCGGAGGCCCCTTCGGGGGCCTTCATCGTTTCTGGGGATCAAACATGCTCATTCAATTCGGACTGTTCTTTTGGGGGGCTTTATGCGCTTGGGCAATTATTTCCGGATTCTCACGCTTCTAGTCCTTTCTACTGTCACGCATTACTCGTATGCCGAGGACTATTATTGGTATATAGATAATGCTGCGTATTCATCTCTCCGCTACAACAATCCGTCTACTGCTTGTAATGCTTATGTTTCCGGCACCGGTCGCTTCCTTGTAAGTTTTTCTCAGCGATCTGTTGAAGTGTACGATTGCCGTACTGCTTTGGATTCGGGGCTGGGTAACCAGTTCATTACTTTCATACGCCGTAAAGGCACAACCTGTCCGCCTAATACTCAACTCAATCCCATAACAGGGATATGCGAGGAGCCTTCTAATCCTTGTCTCGAAAGAGCGGGAACAGAGGGTGCATTTTCTAAGGCTGGCACTGCTCCCGATTCGTTTATGAGCATCGCGTCTAATGGTTACGCCATTCCCCAGCGACAAGGCTGCAAGGAAGGCTGTGCTGTCGAGATTACCGATCTTCGCTGTAAGACGTTCACCGCTGGTCCCTATCTCTGCCGTGGCCTTATGGCCTTCACTGGTCAGCAGTGCGCTACTACTGGCACTGGCACTGAAGTGGCAGAGGACGTTAACGACAGCGTAGACCCTGAAACCGTCAAGGAGGATAAGCCGTGCGTGTATTCTTCCGAAGGTGGTAAGCAAGTTTGTGAATCCAGGAAAAGCGAAGAAAACACCGGACAATCTTGCGGTACTGTCAACGGCGTTGAAACCTGCGTTCCCAAGGCACCTGATAAGAACGGTATTGATATTCGTACCGAGGTCACAACTACGACCAATCCAGATGGCAGCAGTACAACCGTAAAAAAAGACACTGCCACGACGACAACTTGTAAGGGCATAAAGAACTGCACGACCACCACAACCACGGTCACGACAACTACGACTAAGAACGCTAACGGTCAGACTACCGGTTCAAACTCGACCTGTTCTGGTCCTCAGTGCCCTAGTAAGAGCGAAAATCCAGATGGTGATGGCGATGGCTTCGGTGATTGCGTTGGCGACGATTGCGGATCAGGTCAGGAAGGAACGGAAGTTGGCGCACAAGATTGGTTTACTCCGGGTGAGGATACGTTCGGGAGTGTGCTGACCGAATTTTCGCAGAAGGTTCAGCAGCTGCCCGTAAGTGTGCAAACAACCAAGTTCCTCACGTTTAACGCATCTGGCGCATGCCCGCGATGGAGTGTTTCAACTTGGGTCTTTGACTTCGACTTTGACCAGTTCTGTACCGGTGATATTCCGTGGTCCGCAATTGCAGCGGTCATCATCGCTGCTGCGTCGTTTCTCGCATTCCGCATCGCGTTCCTCTGAGGTGAGCAATGGAAATATTCACGCTTGAATTTTGGAAAGGCCTCTGGGATGACTTTACTGAGTACCTTGCCGACCTGCCGATTCAGCTCCTAAAGAAGTTCCTTGACGGCGTGCTCGAGGTTCTCGGCACTATTCAGCCCCCTGATTTCATGGGCACTCCGATTAGCGACCATCTGGGCCCCACGATGGAATTCATCGGGTTTTTCCTCAGTCAGTCCGGTATCAGCCAGGCATTCGGCATCCTGCTTGCTGCCGTGCTTTTCCGCCTTGCTCGCAAGGCTATCACTCTGGGGCGTTGGTAATGGCTATTCACTTTCACGAGGGCCTACCGGGCGCTGGCAAGAGCTACGAAGCATGCGTCTATCACATCCTGCCTGCGCTCAAGTCCGGACGTCAGGTCATCACCAACATTCGCGGCGTCAATTGGGACAAGTTCGCTGAGCTACTGGACGAGCCTGCCGAGTATGTCCGCATGCTGCTGCTGTACATCGAGCCGGCCGAGCAGGACGGGGAGGCCGCCGACATTGAGCGCGTGAAGAACGAGTTCGCAGATCGCACGCCCGATAACGCGATGATCGTTTGGGATGAGATACAGGACTATTTTCCAAGCGGTAATTACAAGCTGCCGCTCAATCAGCAGAAGTTCTGGACCGAGCATCGGCATCGTGGGCTCGAAATCGTCATCATGGGTCAGGACCGTGATGACGTGCACAAGATCATCCGCAGCCGTATTGAGGACATTGTGTACTTCCTCAAGCTGCAGGCTGTCGGGCGTCCAAACCAGTACAAGTGGGAGCAGCTGCAGAAGCAAGCCAAGGGCCGATTCGTCAAGATTGGTTCAGGCGTTCGAACCTATGACTCCAAGTACTTCGGTCTTTACTCGTCCGTCCGCCGTGAAGGGGTAGGGACCGGCGTTTACCAGACAGGGCGTACCAACGTCCTCAAGAACTCCAGAGCGCTTGCCATGGGCGTTCCTGCTGCCTTCGTTCTTGCCGGCTATGCCGTGTTTCACCTCATCGGTTTCTTCGGCGGTAGCGGGCCTGTCCATTCGGAGCCGGCCACCAAGGTCACCGTCGCGAAGGCTGCACCTGTTGTCTACGAACAGCCTCCGGCTGGGCTCGTCAATCCGGACCCGCCAACGTTGCATGTTGCCCAGTCAGCGCCAAGTGCCGACCAGGGCGAGGAGGTGCACGCAATCGACTACTTGGACAACCTCGCGCAGAAATACACCGTCAGGGCAACAGGCATCATTGACAGCGAGAAACAGGGAAAGGAACTGATGGGCCAGATCGAGCTGCTCGATAGCTCCTACAACGTCAAGGAACGCATGTACGTCCGTGAGATTCAGGCCATGGGCTGGACCGTCACACGAACCGGTTACGGGCTGCTGCTCGAAAAACAGGGCGTTTCTCATGTTGCCCGTACATGGCCGCTCGACCTCAAGGGCCGAGTCAATGAGCGTACGGTCCAGAGCCTGTCAGGTTCCCCAAGCGACTTGTCGCGGGGAACCGGACAGGCAGTCTCCCGGCAATCCGAACTCGTCGTCGTCGGAACCGGCAAACCCGGCCACCTGTGGTGATCACATGGATGACTTCGCGAACTACACTGACGATGAGCTGCGCGAGCTGTACAACTGGCTAACCACGCAGCACCGACTTTTTGAGGATGAACTGGCTTGGCGCTCACGCTGTGAAGACCTGGACCAGGACAAAAGAGGCGTTTCGCATAATCGAGGCTCGGCGTTATGTTGAGCCGTTGCGCTGGGACTATCCTGCGGCCAGCGCAGCCCGTAGGGCAGGCGTAACATAACGGCGGATTATGCGAGGCGACTGTTACCATTTTCGCGGATCTCCGATCGCACCTGGTTGAGTAAATGGTACCAAACGCTTGTTATCTTCTCTGCATTTCGGTACCATAAGCGCATACCAGACGAACCGAGGGCATTAAAATGGTACTTAAGTTTACTGATGACGTTACTACCTTTCACCGTATCGACGTTGACGGTCACCACGTTGTCGAGGTGTTCGGGGACGGCGACAATGGGAGTTATGAGTTCCGCATCATTGGTCCTGATGGCGGCGTTTTCATTGAGTCGAATGTTGGTTATGGCCTTGTTGCTTGTGCTCTGCGTGACGGCCTGAATTGGGCTCTCGGCGAAGATTGATTTGGTACTTTTTTCCTCGTCGAGGAACCAACCAGGACAAAAGGAACGGTACTAAAATGCTGATCAAATTCGACGTGACGAACGAGGAAGGCGACCGCCTCAAGATGCATTACGGCCAGAAGGTTGCCAGCAAGGCATTCAGAATGGCCGCATTCGATGCAATCGACCTGCACCGCAAGAATCAGGAGCTGCACGAAGTCATCGACATCCAGCGAACCGAGATTCGTCGGCTCCGCCACATCATCGAGCAGGCCCGCGCCTCTGCTGCTCAGCTTCTTGAGAAAACCGGATAGTCTGACCTGTACGAGTGACCTGCTGCCTCGACCTCGCCGCTTGCGGCGATTAGTCGCCTGCACGCCCTGGACTGACCGCCTCGTCGTTACCGCGACGATACCCGCGCAGCGGCCCGATCTTCCCTCAACGAAAAAGCCCCCGACGGCCTCAACGGCTCGCCAGGGGCTCTTCGCGATCCTCGCTCTACTGTCCCGCTACAAACTCAACCCGCGCCCTGATTTGCCCAAACTAGGCCACTCCGAGCGCCTGCCCGGCAGTCTCCCAGGATCATCAGCACCGCTGACGGTTAGGTCACGAAGTTGCAGTGGTTCCGCCGCGCTTTTCAGCTGGTCGGCGGTGGGGGTGCTGTTACACCCCCACTTTACCGAAGAGTTCTTCGGTTTATCCCTTCTTGCACTCACTCTGAATCATGTCTGGAAGGCCCTTGCTGAGCATGAATATCTCGGTCGCTGCCTCTTCTGCTTTCTCACAGTCCGCTTTGGATGAAAAGCCTTTAAATTCAATGACTTGCGCGGTTTTCTCGACTTGTTCTGGCGTGGTTCCGGAGTACATCGTAAGTATTAGCAGCCACGCACTCACTTGATTGCTTCCTGCTCGAATCCGAACAGCACGCCTTTCAGTGCTATTCGTGCTTGGTTCCTGATGGCGGCTGGCAGCTGGTCGAATCGCTTTAAAATGGGCCTCAAGTCCTCGGATACCGTCATCTCCGATTCATCCAGCAGCAGCTCATCAGTAGTAACACCCAGCACGCGGGCAAGCTCTACCACCTTGTCAGCCGAAGGCATCGCGGTACCCGCCTCGTATGACGTGTAGCTTGATTTGGCTATGCCAGCAGCTCCCCAAACCTCGGGCTGTGTAAGGCCCTTCGCCTTCCTGAATCTCTTCAGGTTCGCGCTCAGTGTCATGGCTCTCTCGCTCTGGCTCTTCATCATGTCCAGATCGTAAATACTGTTCACCTGTACAGTTCCGTTATTCCGGTATTTTAATGCTTGCATGTCGTCATGCTCCGTGGTTAGCATACTGGCATTCGAGTGCCGTTATTCCGGTATTGACAGGGAATCGTGATGTTTATCGATTGGTTGACAGTTTCTCAGGAGCATTCACACGACCTGCCGGTCGTTTGCGATGTCTTCACGCTCACCATCGATGCGAACACGAACGAAGTTCTTTCGACCCGTCAGCCTCGCTTCAAGCATGAGGCTAGTTACTCGACGTCCGTCACGATCCACGTTCAGGGCCGGAAAATTCGAGTCGAGGGCAACCCAAGCCGGGTAGGGCGCCTGGACAACCTGTTCGGCTTCTCGACCATCGAGCAGTGCGTTTCGGTCTACAACCAGCTTCTTGCTGAGTATGGCCTGCCGGGC